TAGCATTTAATCTATTAGAAGCATCAATAGTAGCTTGTTTGCTATCTATTTGAGTTTGAATAGCTGAAGTTACACCATTCAAATATTGAAATTCTGTATTGTCTACTGAGCCATCTGCAATCTTAGTTGCATCTACTCCAGCAGATAATGTAGCTACACCAGTATTATTAATTGTAACTGCACCAGAGATAGCTTGATTTTCCCATTTAGTAGCTGTGCTATCATAAACTAAGAAGTCAGCATCTGAAACTGAAGTAATATCTACATCATTCATTTCAGCTAATTCATTTTCAACTGCTACTGCATTTGTAACAAATTCTGTTGTAGCAACTTTAGTTGAACTATCTCCTGTTGTAGGAGTTGGTGCTGAAACTGTACCTGTAAATGTTGGAGAAGCTAAAGGTGCTTTAAGTGTATCTAAACTTGTAAGTTGAGTTTGTATATTACTTGTTACACCATCTAAGTATCCAAATTCTGTATTTGATATTGAACCATCGTGAATCTTAGTTGCATCAATTGCAGCACTAGCATTAATATCTGCATTAACAATTACACCTGAACTAATTGCAGCAACACCTGTATCAGCAATTGTTATATCACCTGATACTACATTGTCAATCCATTTAGATGAAGTTGTATCATAAAATAATAATGAACCATCAGAAGGACTTGTAATGTTAACATCAGTTAATTCATCTAATTCATTTGATGAAGTTACTTGTGAATCTACATAAGTCTTAATAGCTTTTGCTGAAGCAAGAGTATCATCACTAGCAGAGACACTTGTTAAATCTGTATCTAAAACTCCTGAAGCTAAATCTGCAACTTCAAGATTTGTAATACTATTACCAGTACCATTAGCATCAATAGTTTTATTTGTTAATGTATCAGTAGTTGCTCTACCTACTAATGTGTCTGTTGATGTTGGAAGAGTAATAGTTCCAGTATTTGAGATTGAAGAAATTACTGGAGTTGTTAAAGTTTTATTTTCTAAAGTTTGAGTATCAGTTAGTGTTGCAACTGATGAATCTATATTTAAAGTTATTGTTTGAGCAGAACCTACACTATCAATACCTGTTCCACCAGCAATAGTTAAAGATTGTGAATCTAAATCAATTGATTGAGCACCACCAGTATCACCTTCAAAATCTAAATCACTAGCTGTAACTTGTGCATCAACATATGTTTTAATTGCTTTAGCACTAGCTAATGTATCATCACTTGCTGATACTGAAGTTAAATCTGTATCTACATCTGTAATAGCTGTAGCTGAACCAATAACTAATGAATCTAAATTTACTGTACCATCAAAGTATGCATCTTTAAATTCTAAAGATGATGTACCTAAATCAATATCATTATCTAAAGCTGGAACAATTGCACCATCTATAATTTTAAATTGTTCAGCTGCTACCGAACTTACATTAATAGAAAATTCTATTTCATTATTTGAAGTATCAATAGATACTTTGTTAAGAGGAGTTGTTAATCCTGCATCTCCAATTAAAGCTATAACAGGTCCTTCAGCAGCAGTACCATCATGTTTGTGTCCTGTTGAATTATTAAATGCTGCTAATAGTTGATTGTATTCATTATTAAATAATGATGCCGATATAGTATCACCATCAATAAATGAACTCTGTCTAATGTATCCTGCCATATTATCTTCTTCCTCCTGCTATGAATGAAACAAACATTCCATTTACTGAATATGGAGCATTAGTATCATTACTAAAAAATTTAAAATTATTTGAAAATCCACTACCTGTAATTAAAATACTTTTACTAGGTAAACTTGATGCTCCAAATACTGCTGTACCAAAAACTGCTGAACCAAATAATGATGCAGAACTTAAATTACCTACATTAAAATTTCCAGGTTGTGGAACTTCTGAACTATCAAAATCATATCTTACTCTTAATAGTAAATCGTTTTGTGTTCCTTCAGGTTCAATATTAGCTTTTACTTTGTATAAACTTTTTCTTAAACCATTATCACCATAGTCCATATCTGGTGTTTGAAATTCTGCATCAACATTATTACCGTCAAAACTATTTCCAGTATCATGTTGATAGATGTAACCAGATTCATCAGCATGATAAATAACTTCTGTACCTGAATTATCTAAAGCTGATGTACAAAATTTTACAGGTAAACCTTTTGTTTGACTCCATTCAAAAGCAGGTACACCATCTGAACTATATTTAAATGTTCCTATGATTCCTCTTTGTCCTGAATCAGCTTGACCAGATTGATAATAAAATAATCTGTATTGACTTCGTTCTCTAATAACAATACTTGATATTGTATAATTACCAATGTTATCTAGTAAGTCATTAATTAATGGTAATATTTTTCTAGAGATAGAACTTAATTCTACGTCATCAATTCTAGCAGTACCAGCAACTGTTCTTAATCCATCAGGTGCTAGAAAAATTAAATCTCCACCTATCTCCTGAATTGAGTTGCCATTTACACAACCAATGTTTTTAGTTACTGATTTAATTATAGGAGTAGAATCAAGGTTTGTCAACTCATATATACTATTTTTACAAAATACTATAAGTGAATTTCTAAAGACTTTAATACCAGTAATTACATCACCAATATCAATAGAACCAGCAGATGCTCCTTCAAAATCCCAAGGTTTTAATCTAGTACTATAATGAAGTGTGCTAGGTTCATCATCACTTCCAGCAACAATTATTCTTTCTGCAAACTTTTCAATAAATTTACAACCTATTGGTGCTGACCTATCTAATTCTAAAAAATGATAACCATCAAAATCATATTGAAACTCAGCTACTTTATTTTGTCCATCAACAATATAAATAGAACCATTTTCACCTTCAGATTCAAAATTAATAAATTGAACATTAGATTGATTTGTTCTAGGTATTGTTGTTGCTGTAGCTAATTGAGCTGCAGTTGCACCTCCATGATAAAGTGTTAAACCATTTTGTGTTGCAGTTGGAGCTAAATCAATAGTTAATTCTGTATTACTTACTATAGAAATAATATGATAATATTTATTAGATATTTTAATTATATCTCCTACATGAACAGCAGTTGTAAATGTTGTTCCTGAACCTAAAACAGTTGTTGAACCAGCATGAACATTTACTGTTCCTGTAATCGCTGTAAATGTATCTTTGTTAATTTGTAAATAAGTTATACCATCATTACTATAATATAAATCATCAGACTGTGCAACTAATACACCATTATTATAATGAGTTAAACCATGAATAGCATCTGTTGATAAACCAGAAGGAATTGTTGCACTTGCTCCTCCCCACTTTTGATAACCACTTATTCTTCTATATCCACCTGTTGTAGCAGATTCAAAATTTTGTAATTTAGTTGCAGCACCAGGAGTTCTAAATAAAGCATGTGAACTTGAAACTAAGTCCAAGCCACCTTGTACAGTAATGGAAGCTCCTTGTGTTGGCATCTATTATTCCTTTATATAAATAATCTTCTATCATCTTCCACATACTTAGGTTGTGGAGCATTTAGTTGTTCAATCATTTTATTTAAACCTTTTTTATATTCATCTAAAGCTAGTTGAGCTTGAGAAATATTATCTTTAAATTGATAAATATAATATCTTGCTCTAGCTAATAATACAGGTTTATATTGTTCTGGAAATAATACTACGTCAGTATCATTTGCTAATGCTGAAGGTCTATTAAATGCATTGAAATAAATTCTATATACTCCATCAGGTATTGGAGATAATCCAAATCTTCTACCATCTTCACTTCTTATAATCTTAGTAGGTACTCCATAATTTTGTTCATTAGATTTATCCTGCTCTTCACTTGCAGCATAAAAATCTTTCCAAGTTTCTAATGAAGTAAAAGGTAAACTTTGAATTTTGTATGGTGCAGTTTTACCACTTACACCTTCTTCTGTTAATGTAAAACTATCCCAGTCTACATTTGAATAATCTGTATCAACACTTGATGAACCTGCTTTTAATAAGTACCATCTAGTACCTGCAACAGTTTCTACATAAGTATTACCATTATAATTATCTTGTGGTGCAGCAGTAGTTAACCATGACCATGTATCTTGA